ATTGCCGGCAGCCAGGGAGAGGACCGCCCGGATGAGCCGCTGCTCCTTGATGCCCATCTCGTCCAGCACGGAGATGACGGATCCGCCGCGCTTCTGGATGTTGCCGAGACCCTCCTCGAAGGCCAGGAGCGCCCGCTCTGGAGCGGCGGTGAAGAGCCTCTTGAACGCCTCCGTGGACATCCCGGCGACCCCGGCGAATTGCTTGAGGGAGTCGCCGCCCTCCTCGGTCGCGCGCTTCAGGCGGATGAACATCCGCTGCACCGCTGTGCCGCCCGCCTCGGCTTCGATGCCGAGCGATGCCATTGCCGTTCCCAGGCCGAACATGGCGCGCGTGGAGAGGCCGACGATGTTGGCAACGCCGGTGAGCCGCTTGCCGTACTCCAGGATCTCGCCTTCGACGGCGGGGAAGGCGTTGCCGAGGGCCGCGACCGCCGAGGCCATCCGGTTGGCGTTCTCCGGAGCCTCGTGCATCACCGCGGCGATCTTCACGAAGTCCTGGGTGAGCTGCTCCCCGCCGACTCTGCTGACTACCTGGAGCTTGGCGATCGCTTCCGTGAACTTCGTGAGACCCGACGACTGGATGCCGGCCTCCGCCGCCGCGGAAGCGATCTGCGTCAGGTCATCGAACTTGACCGGCACGCGCTTGGAGAGGGCTTCCAGTTCGGCGCGTACCGCGGCCAGCGCCGGCTTACCGACGTCGAGGGCCTTCGTCACGCGGGCAAACGACTGCTCGAAGCCGATGGCCTCGTTGATACTGAAGCCGATCCCGGCCGCGGCTCCCGCGCCGATGGTAAGCGCCGCACCGCCGAAGGCTCGCCCCACCGCCCTGGACCGCCCTGCCGCCGCCGCCGTCTGCGCCGCCGCCGCCTTCTCGATGTCCTTGACTACCGCCCCGTAAGCCCTGGCGCTCTGCGTTTGAACGGTCCTGGAATAAGCCGCCCATTCCGCCTCGGCCGCCTTCAGCGCGGTGCTCTGCTGGCGGAACGAGCGCGCCGCCTCGCGCCCTACCTGGTCGAGCGCCCTGGCCTGCTCATTGGCCATCCTTCTGGCCGCCGCGGTCAGCTCCTTCTCCGTCAGGTTGCCCTGCGCGGCCACGCCCTGAAGGCCCTGCCTGGCTTCCAGCAGGCCGGCACGCAGCGCGCGCATGTCGGGCTCGAGGGCGACGCGCAGTTGGGCAAGGGTCGGCATGTCAGGAACTCGGTCGGTGCTTGCGGATCAGGTGATCTTCCACCTTCGCCTCGATGTTGCGGCAGGCCAGGGCGAGGTTGACGTAATACATCGAATCGAGCATGGGGTCCCAGTAGGGAACGGACCAGTAGCGGGCCGCTAAAGCGCGGAGGAACTCTTCGCGTTCCGGCGTGACTCGGGAAGAGTAGCCGGCGGCGAACTCAAAGACGGACTGCTGCCACCGTTTCGCTGAGGGTCCAGGCGGTCATACACCTCCCGGAGCAGGGCCCCGATGGCGAAGTATCCCAACTCGTCCACCAGGAAGCGCACCGTGCAGGGGCAGGTTTTCCCCTTGTCGTCGGTCAGGTTCCAGCCGGCGAAGATGGTGACCAGGATGGACGCCGCGACCTCGCTCTGCTCGAGGGTCGGCTCCTCGCCTGCTTCCTCGGCCTTCCGAACAGCGCGCTCGGCCCGGGAGAGGTCCGTCTGCAATTGGCGGGTGAACTTGGCGGGATAGAACTCGAAGCGGAGCGGCTCGTCGGTGCAGGGGATTTCCACCTCGAGCCGCTGGTTCTGGAACTCGGAGAGCTTGGGCATTAGGGCGTAAGCCTCAAAGTGCCGTCATATCCGTGACGATCTGGATCCGGCAGGAAGAGCCGAACGTCGCGTCGTCGATGCCGCAGAGGTCGAAGGTATGGGTATGCGCCTCCTGCGTGGCTCCTTCCGCGGGGTTCTCAAACGAGAACGGGAAGTCGATAGTGAGGCTGTAGGGAAGGGCCGCCTCGATGATCGCCCCCGTCCACTGGATGCGTAGGAAGAGGAGATCGTGGTTGCGGAGGCTGTCGATATACCCCTCGGAAGTCGAGTCCGCGCGCACGATGAGCTGTCCCGCCGGGAGTAGCGCCTTCTCGACCACGTTCTCGTAACTCGGCTCGGCGCTGTCCAGGGTAAAGACGCGCTGGAGGCGGTCCGTCACGCGGAACATCGCCTGGAGCGGGAATATCTGTCCCGTGTCCAGGCCCGCTTCATCGGTGGCGAGGAACACATCCACCCCGCGCGGGTCGAGCATCACCTGGTCGATCGGCGTCGGCGTCGGCGTCAGGGTCACCGCCCCTTCGCGCTCCTGGCCGAAGAGGTCGCCCCGGAAATCGACGCTCTTCTCTGGCGTGAACGTCAAATCGAGGCTGTTGCACAGCACCCCTGCCATCCGCGCCGCGCCGAGGCTCGACCCCTGCTCGACGGTGAAACTCTGGAGCGTATCCGGCCCGTGCGTGTCGGGCAGGTACTCGAACAGCTTGGAGGTGGTCCCGCCGGTCGGCGTGGTGATGGCGGGGGTCTTGATCAGCATGGCGAAGAGGTACGCCAAGTCATTCAATCCCGCCTCGCCGGTGATCGGCATCTCGGTATGCTCCTTGCCGACCACCACGCCGACAGGGCTCTTGGAGCCGCGGCTCATCACGCGCGTCACGGGGATCCGCGGCTGGAGATCCCCCATGATGGTGCCGAGGCGCTTGTTGGCCGCCACGGGCACGCCGTAGCCGGCTCCCGGCGCTTCCTTCCCGAACTGCAGGATTTCCAGTACTTCCGGTCGGAACGTGCCCATAGCTATCTCCTAGGGGTCCCCATTCGGACGTGTCCGAATGGGGTGCCCCTCCTATACCGACTCGATGAACAGTTGGAACCGGCCGCCGAGAGAATCGTAGCGGTGGCCCTCTTCCGTGCCGGTGTCCTCGTGGTCCTCCAGGCAGACGGCGCGCAATTCGTAGCTCTCGCCGTTGAAACTCACCGCCACCGGCGCCTCGCGCGTGTCGAGCGCGGCGTCGATCCGGTGCGCGATCGCCGCGAGGGTCGCCTGATCCTCATCGGCCACGATGCCTCTTACGAGCCATTCCGCGGTCGAGTAGAGGCGCAGGCCCCCGACGCCGATCAGGTTCTTGCTCGCCAGGTTGCCGCAGACTACCAGCGGGTACGAAGTCGTCTGCGGCGCCTGCCGGCGATAAATCCGCCCGCCGACCAGCGCCATCAACTCCGTGTCGCCCTTGAGCTGGGCCGAGAGGAACGCCCACGAGCCAGGGGCCGAATTAGCCACGTCCGAGGATCCCCAGCGCCGCCGCGGCCGCCGCCTCGATGGTGGCCACGTACTCCGCCTCGTGCGCGTCCGCTGTCGGCCTGAACCAGGGGCGCGCGGCAATCTTCCCGCCGGGGCTGCCGAACTCCAGGAACTTCCCCGCGTAGGCGGCTTCGTCGTCGTCCACGAAGATCTCCTGCCCGCCGCCGGGCAGTGGCAGGTGCTTGATGGCCCCCGCGAGGATCCCCTCCCAATGCGCCGGCGCCTCCCCCGGCGCCGAGGCGGTATGGGGAGAGGGCTTGCCGCTGACGGTATACGTCCGGCCGTGCCGCGGCCCCTGAAGCTTCGCCTTCAGCTTCTCGACCAGTTCCACGGCGCTCTTCTCCGTCGCGGTCGCGATCGCCGCATCCATCGCCGCGAGGAACTGGAAACTGCGGTCGAACTCGATGCGTGTCACTGTACCCTCTGCAGTTCGAGCGCGAGGATCGCGGCGGTCGTCTGGTCCTGGTTGCTGCCGACGATCTCATACAGCACGCCGCGGATCTTGAGGCGGTCCTTCGGCTGAACCGTGGTTCCGAGCGGCAGGGCCACCTGGAACCGCTCGACGCTCATCAGCGCGCCGCTCTGCACCGCCTCCATCGAGATCGCGCCCGTCCGGTCCAGGAGGCACTTAACCGGCGCGCTCTCCGTCTCCACCCAGACCCCGCCGAGGGCGCCGTCGTCGGTATAGGTGCGGCTGATAATGGTTGCGCTGTCCGTCAGGAGCGGCAGGAGATGGGAGGCGGCGGCCGTCCAGACGCTCAAGGGACGCTCATCCTCCGGTAGTCCTGCGCCACGCAGTCAAAGTTCGCCTTCCACCCCAGGGCGGCGGCCATCATCGGCGACTTCGTGCCCTCCCCGGAATAGCGGACCATCGAGGAAAGCACCCGCACCTCGGAGATCCCCCCGGAGAGCGCAAGACCCAGCTGCGGCGAGGCGAGCCACGCGCCGTATTGCAGGATCGCCTGCCACACCTCTTCGGGGAGTTCCACGCAGTAGCCCCACCGCCCCGTCACGCGGATGGAATCCCGGTAGATGCGATAAGCGCCGTCCCAGCCCCACGGTCCGGAGAAGCTGCCCCAGCCCCGCCACCCGTAGGAGTAGCCGCGGAAACAGACCGTGTGATACGGCGTGCCCTGCGCCGGCGCGTTCGCCGGTTCCAGGTAGAAATCGCGCTCCGCCGTGAGTTCCTGGCCGGGACTATCAAGCGTCACGCCCACGAAGAGCGATACCAGGGAAAGCAGCCCGCCCTCGAGGTCCATGTAAACCGAGGCCGGCGGGTCGAAGGCGCGCAGTGTGTCGCTCCCGTTGGCGAGGAACGGCTGATACTGGGTGCTGTTCTCCCAGGCCCTGGCCGCGGCCGCCGCCTTCTGATCGAGGTTCAGCGCCGCCAGGCGGTCCGCGAGCACCGCGGCGTCGATAATCCCGAGGCTGGTAATGTAGTCCGCGAGGTCGTCGCCGGTCGGATAGGCCGTTCGGGGCGGCAGGCCCGAAGGCGGAGGGAGGGGAGTCGGTGTCTCGATGAAATCGACGGGCATCAGGAAGGCTCCAGCCCCCACCACTCCTCGAGGATCACATCCATCGCCCAGAGGAAATCGCGGTCATTCATGGCGTGTAGCCGGCGCCCCATCTCAGTCCCCCGGCAGAGCTCGGCGACCGCGCGGATGTAGTCCTCGCGGGTGAGCTCCGGCGGCGTCTCTTCTTCAACCATCAACCTATCGTGATCGGCGTCGGGTTCGGCGTCCACTCAAAGCCCGCCTTCGCTCGCCAGAGCCAGGCATCTTGCGGATCGAGCCTAAATCTCGCCTGCCCGAGGTCGTCCGTCGCCTCGCTCTGCGTCCGGAGCGTGCCCGCCTGGTCCTGGGAGATCCAGACCTCCACATCGGGCACGGGCTGGCTGGTCGCGTCGAGTTCGGTAATCGTCACCGTGAGCGTTCCGGACGTGCCGTAGATGGTGCCCGCGCTGCCGGAAGTCCAGGCTCCCGCGCCGTGCGCTGCCGTGAGCTGGGTATCGACCTCGGCAGCCGTCGGGCGGGAAGTGACTGCCGCATCAAGGTAGTTCCCCACCAGCCCGCCCGCCGTCCCGGGCAGATACGCCCCCGGCAGGGCCACTCCCCACGGGTCCGAGGCCGCACCGCCCGCGCTGGCCAGCGGCCTCAAGGCCGTGCCGTCCCAGTGGTCGGAAAGGCTCGATTGGTCCCGGTCGGAAAGCGCCGGCGTCGCCCCGGCCTTGAGGCGCACGAAGAAGTCATAATCATCCGCCGGGAGCGCCCCCGGCGCCGTGAAGAGGTAGATCCCGCTCGTCCCGATCTCCGGCATCACCACGGCATAGCTCGCCCAGTTGGCATCGGCATAGGCTGCCATCGCCGTCCCGTTCCAGAAGCGGCCGTCGGTGCGGCTGCGAATAGCGGCGTAAAGGCTCGCCCCCGTCGCGCCGTAACCCAGCGGTTCGGTGTTGCCCGCCATCGCTTCAGCGCCTACTCCTCGCCCTGCTGGAGCGCCCGGAGGCGCAGGCCGGCGCGGTGCGCCGCTTCGTGCAATTGCCGCTCGATGTCGCAGTCCGGGAGCGGCTCGCCGCTCTCCTCGGTGAGGATGACCGGGAAGGAGAGCGGCACCAGTGGGACGCCGACGGAGCCCACGACCTTCAGCACCGCCACCTCGAACCTTGCCCCCGTCACGACGTAAAGAGGCCCGGAGCCGGCCCCGCCGGCGCGAAGAGAGGGGGCCGGCTCCGGGACAGACGCCCCGGCAGCGGAGGCGCCATTCGGTTGAGGGAGGGTGGCTTCGATCATGAGTTCATCGCCTCAAGCGCCGCCTCTTTGTCTGCGGCGGCTCCGCCATGCGGACCCAGCATCTCCCAGGCGATGCGCGCCGCCGCCTCCCCGAGCGGCGTATCCGCCGGCACGCCGTACTTCTCGGCCAGCGGGTTCGCGCCGTCGATTTTCGCCGTCAGGATGAGCGCGGCCATGTGCGTTCCCGCTTCGGCCAGCACCATGTCCCGGTTGCCCGGCTGGTCCTGGATCTGGAGCGGGGCGAGGAGCACGCCAACTCTCCAGTTGCCACCCTCGTCCGTGAGACCCAGGCGCACGGTAATGACGTGACTCTCCTCACTCCCGAGCATTTCCAGGACGAGCGCCCGCACTTCGGGGGCGCCCGCCTCGGTGCTCGGCGTTGCTATCGGAACCTCTACGGTCCAGGTCATCTTACGTCGTCATCGAGCTGTAACAGGGAATGAAAAACAGCGCCGAGTTGATATTGACCTTCAGCCAGGCGTTCACGGTCCCCGGCGTCGTCTTGGTCGAACCGGCCGCCACTGCCTTATGAGTCCCGGCAGCGGCGTCAAATCTCATGATGCAAGCGTCCGTCACCGTGACATTCGTCAGGGGCGAGGGATTCAGGAGGTCGAAGTAATTGTGGCGCGTCACCGTCTGCGCGCCGGCCGCCGTGTAGCCGGGCGCCTGGCGGAAGGCGGAGGCGTAGCCGTCGGCCGGGTTGCTGGCGATGGCGAGCGCCTCCAGGGAGTGGAGCATGACGGTGGGCGTGACGTTCCCCAGGGAGACATAGCCGCGCGTGTTGCAGAGCCGGACATTCCCTACCGCGCCCGCCGAGCCGGCCCCTGCGCCCCGGTCGCCGCCGTTGAGCACCACGCTGCCGCCGGCGCCATTGGCTCCCGCGCCGTTGCCCCCCTGGCCGCCGGTGATGTTCACCGCGCCGCCGACGTTGGCGTTGTTGGCCCCTGAGCCGCCGGAGGCGACTCCGCCCTGCCCGCCCGTCAGGTTCAGAGCGCCTCCGGGACCGCTGGAGTTCTGGCCCGAAGAGGCTCCCTGGGCGTTTCCGCCCTGCCCGCCCGTTATGGTAAAGATCCCGCCGCTGCCGCCGACGTTGACCGCCGAGCCGCCGAGGGATTGCGAGCCGCCCTGGCCGCCGGAAAAGGTGAGCGTACCGCCGCCCCCTCCATTGCCCTGCGTAGCCGCGGAGGTCGCCCGGCCGCCGGCGCCGCTCTGAATGGTGATGTTGGCCCCCTGCCCGCCTGCTCCGGTGGTGGCGATGGTCGTATCGCCGCCCGTGGGCGCCGTTGTGGTAATCAGCGGGGTGGCGGAAGTTCCCGGAGTCGTCGCCACCGAGGGCGGAGAAGTGCCGGCGACCTGGAGGAACGCCGTCGGGGTGGGAGCGGCATTGATTCCTACCCGGCCGACCACGGAGCCGGAGCCGGAAGGCATGAAGAGCAGGTTCCCCGCGGAGGTCACCTGGATGTCGGCGTAGTTCGTCCCGCCGGCTTGCGAGAGGCGCAGCTGCGGGTTCGTGGCATCCTGCACTTCGAGCGCGCGGGCGGGTGAGGCGGAGACGTTGATGCCCACCATGCCGGCACTCGGCAGGATGCGCAGTCCCCCGCTCGGGCCGGCGAACAGATCGGTGTAATACGTCCCGGCGACGTTCGTCAGGCGGATCTGCGGGTTCGCGGGATCGCCTACGTCCAGGTTCCTGGCCGGCGGCGCCGTGTCGGGACCGAGGCCGAGAGGAGCCGTCGGCTGTGAGGAAGGCAGGCCGACGTAGCTTCCCGCCTGCACCGACCCGGAGATCACCACGTTGCCCGTCAGGGTGGTGTCGCCTCCCTGGGGCGTAATGATCAGGTCGCCTGAGGCGCCCGACTCGAGGGTGGTCCACTGGCTGCCGCCCATATTCTGCAGATAGAGCTGCGGGCCGCCGTGGTTGGTGAAGTCAGCGGCAAACCCCGCGTCGGTGCGCTGGCCGACAATTCTCCCGCAGACGAATGGAGCCGTGGTCTGGATGCCTTCGGCGACATCCAGGTTCAGCGCCCCGCCGGCGTCCACGCGCAGATCGGCAAAGTTCGTCCCGTCATGCGTCAGGCGCAGTTGCCGTGCGCCGGCGTCCGTGAGTTCGGCGCGCGGCGACGCGAGCGACGTGCCGTTCAGGATATTGCCGCCGCCCGGCTCCTGCTCCAGCTCCGAGAGGAGCCGGACGCCGGCGGGAGAAGGAAACGCCATTACTTGCCTCTGCGCTTCGCCTCATGCGCGGGGTGCTCTTCCGGTTCCTCGGGCGGTGGAGTCTGCTCTTTAGTCTGCTCCTCGGCTGCAGGCGGTTCCGCAGGCTGCTCCTCGTGGTGCTCCTTCGGCGAAGCCGGCGCTGCCGCATCGGACGGGATTTCCTTGCCCGCTCCCCTGCCCTGGTAGCGCGCCGCCATCTTCTCCGTGATGACCCCACCCGGCCCGACCACCAGTTCAGAAGCCTCCGGGTCGCCCTCTTCGACCAGGCGACCGTCGCGGGTGGCGTAGATGGCCCGCTCGGCGGGATGGCCGGCTTTCAGTTCCAGCTTCTTTTCGCTCATGTCTGGCTGCCAGTGACCGTCCAGGTGGGAGCGCCCGCCGTGCCGGTGTTCACGTACTGCTTCTTATTCGTTACGTCCACCATCATCGCCCCGGGAGCGACGTTCCGGAGCGTCTGCGTCACGCCGGGGGTGGTCTCGGCGATAGCGATCGTCGGCGCCGTACCGGTCAGGGAGTTGGTGGCGGTCATCGTGCTCACGGCGGTGCGGGCGTAGGTGCTGCCCGAAAACGTCAGGATCATCGTCCCCCCCGTGCCGCCGCCCGCGTAGGTGCCCACCGTGGCCACAATCTGCCCGGCCCCGAAGGTGGCATCGAGCTGCGCGTTCATATTCGACGCCAGGGCCGCCGGCGTGAGCGACATGGCGATCGCCGCCGTGTATACCCCGTCCAGGCCGAGGCGGAAGGTGCCGCCGCCGAGGCCCGTGCCGCCGAAAGTTAAGGTCTGAACCTCCGTAGTCCCAGCAACCGGAGCCCCGGCAACAAAGTAGGGTCCATAGATCCCTGCGCCCACATTTTCGCAGGCCATAAGGCCTCCTTCCCTATCCCTGCGGGATAGAATTGAATTGGCCCCGCGACGTTGGAGCGCCCGGGGCCGTGGCACCGAGAAAGGTGGTTTCCCGATGCACGGTAAGCGTATCATCCTCGCCTGCGCCTACTGCGGGCAGGCTTTCCCCGTCGAACCCTACCGCGCCGCCGCCGCGCGCTTCTGCTCCCGCCGCTGCACCGCCCGCGGCCGCCGCCCTCCCCGGCGCTATCCGACACCCGAAGAACGGCTCTGGGCCAGGGTGGAGAAAGGCCCGGAGTGTTGGCTCTGGACGGCGCCCACCGATACGAAGGGTTACGGGCAACTGCGGGTCGGCGGCCGCCTGGTGATGGCGCATCGCCTCTCCTGGGAACTGGCAAACGGCGCCATCCCTGAAGGACTCTGCGTTCTCCATCGCTGCGATGTGGCCGCCTGTGTGAACCCAGGACATCTCTTCCTCGGCACGAAGGGCGATAACAACACCGACCGGCACCGCAAGGGGCGAACCGTCGTCCCTCGCGGTCCCCGTCGGCGCTGATACCTCCGAGAGAGGGGATGGCATCGCGCCCACCCCCTCTCCCCGTCTAATCCCGTTGTCCTACGAAGGAACCGTGAGGCCAGTACACACGCAGAAGGCTTTCGGCCGCCACCATGCCGGCGCAAGCCGCTCCTCGGCCCGGAGCGCAATCCGGTTGTACTGGAAGTCCGAGGCGTCCGAGTTGGTCGACTCCACCCGGATTCCCTGGCGGAAGTAGAGGGTGCTGCCGATACGCCAGGCGCCCACGACCGCGGTATTGGCGGTAATGTTGGCGGTGATCACGACCCGCTTACCGAAGAGCGTCTCCGGACCCGGCACCGCCGGATGGCCATACTCGTACTCGCCCTGCGTCGTTTTCAGGAGCCGGATGGCCGCCCAGTTGTTCGGGTGAATAACGACCGCATCCGGCTCGAAGAACCCCTGGGTGCGGATGGCGGTAATCCCCATGTAGATGGTGTCGATGTTGTTCCCCAGGAGCGCCTGGGTGAGCCGCCCGGGAACGTTCAGGACCCCGAGGATGTTGTTCCCCGTGCCGTCGCCGGTGAGCAGTTGGAACTCCTCCCGCTGCTTCACCATAAACGGCAAACGCTGGTTCACGTAATCCCTGACCTGGGCATAGTCATTGAACATCTCGTCCGACATGCGGGCGACCACGCCGATCTTCTTCACGATGCTGTCCACTTCCGAGAGGTCCCAGGTGGCCTCCGGCTTCAGCCCTTCCTCCGCCACCATCGTCGCGGCGTTGGTGAAGCTGTCCTCCTGGATGTAGCGGATCGTCGTGGAGTTGGTCTGCGCCTGGCTCATCAGGTCGGCTACCGTGAGATCCTGCTGCCCGAGCTGCACCACCGAGGGCTGCTTGTCAATCGAGGTGAACGGCCCCGTGGCCGTCGTCAAGGTCGCCTTGATCGCCTCGCGCGTCACCCAGTGCTTGACCCCAAGCGTTGGGACCTCGACATGCGCCGACTGGTGCTGCGGCCCCTGGTGGATCCAGCGCTGATAGCCTTCGGAGTTCACGAAGGCATCCCCGAGGCTCTCCGGGAGCGGCACGCTCGTCTTGGTGGCGCCGTGGCCGATGGTTACGGAACCGTAGGTATCGGGGACGTTGCCGCCGCCGCCGTCGAAGATGCCCGGCGCGCGGCTGGTATCGTTCGCGTGCCCGTTCATCCGCTCGCGGTTGTGGGCCTCCCGCCAGTCCCACTTCAGGCCGTTCAGGACCGGCTCCAGCGAATGGAGTTCTTTCTCCAGGCGGTCGATCTGCTCGGCCGTCTCCGGCGAGAGGAGCCGCTTGCCGTCGCCGTCCCGAAGTCCGTAGAGGTTGTGGAGCTGGGCGCTCTTCTGCGCCATCTCCTGGCTGCGTTCTTTCACCTCGCGGTCGATGTCGGCCGCAGGGCGGACTTCTGTACTCATGTCCCCCTCCTATGGGGCGACCAGAGGCGCCCGGTGGTCCGCAGCCGCGCGGATCAGCCGGTAGACGCTGTCTGGATCGGGTAAAGGGGAAGCCGGCTGCGCCGAAGTGGCGCTCGGCTTCGCGGTTACGTCCCCTTCGCCCGTCACGGGAGGTGGGGCGCTCTCCGGCTCCTCATCCGCAGCACGCGGCTCGGTTTCGGAGAGCATGGCATCGATCTCGTCGCGCAAGTGGATCAGCCGCTCGCGCCGTGCAGTAGAGAGCTTGCGCCCGGCCTTCACGGCGTGGCGGCGCAGGTCTCCGGTGAGGACTTCTACCGTGTCGGTGGCCCGCTCAATGGCCTCGTTGAGCGAGCATGGTGGGACGACTTCCGCCAGCGCCTCCAGGGGCGGCGGGTCCCAGCTCTTCAGGGCGATGGCGATATTGCGCCGGTCGGCCGGTATCGGCGTCAGGGAGGCGTCATGCCCGAGCGGCCACGATTTGATCGCGCCGCCCGGGGCTTCCCGCGGCGGGTCGGTGATGTGCGAGAGGCTGCCGCTCGACCACCCCAGCTTGCCCGCCGCGGCCATCTGGTACATCGCCGCCTGATAGCGGTCGGAGAGGTCGAGCTGCGTCTCTACCCAAACGCCGACATCATCCGCCTTCATCGTGCCGTGGGCCAGGCGCCGCCGGCCGACGGTCGGATCGAGGCCGTGGTTGTAGTAGATGGAAGCGCGGGCGGGAAACTCCGTGTCGAAGTCGGTTTCCGCGGTAAACCATTCGCCGTCGGCGTCCTTGGTCGCCTCAGAGCCGAACTGCGCGAGGTAGCCGCCTACCTTGCCGTCGCCCATCGCCTTGACGGCGGCGCCGAGGTGAATAACGTAGTCGCCCATCAGCTTCCTCGCCTCCGGTACGTTGGCATAGAGCGCCTTCTGTTGCTGGCGCGCTTGCTCTTCCGTAGGGTGGCACCCATGCGGCTCGCCGGTCGCATCCCCTTTGGCGTCGGCGGTAAAGACGCAGTACCGGTCGCCGCGCTTCTCAATGACAAAAGGCATAGTGCGCCTCCCGGGTCCTCGCCGGTCGATGGAGGTGAGGCCGGCGCTCGTCTGGGTCGCCATCTGGGTCCATAAAAAGAGCGCCCCGTGGCCAGGTTGGCCCGAGGCGCTGTTCAAGCACGCGGATAGATTATGGAGGTTGCAGTTCTCCCTCTGGTCGGAGGAAAGGCACTGACAGCCACCCCGTATTTACCCCGTTCCTACCCGGGCGCCAACAGTCCCGCCTCGAGCCGCGCCTTATGCGGCCATCTCCAGCGGCAGCACCTCTTGCGAGAGGCGGCGCGCGGCGATCTCGCAGTAACGCTCCTCGATCTCGATGCCAATGGCACGCCGGCCGAGGTCACGCGCGGCGCGCAGCGTGGTCCCACTCCCGGCGAACGGATCTGCGATAATCGCGCCCGGAACGCTCCCGCAGGCGGTTAACCAACGGAAGAGCTTTTCCGGTTTGGGCGACGGATGGGTGTTCCACTTCGGCGCACTGTTGGCGATCGCGTGCAGTGAAAGCAGGTCGGTCGGGAACTTCGCCCTGCCATAGACGAGCACCGGCGACCAGTGGTTAAATCCCCCTTGCGGCGTGCGGGAATTGGACGCCGGCCGCGCCCAGCAGGCGACCATATCCGGGCGTGGATAGTCCCAAAGCGTCGTTGGTGCCGTCGTGAACATCACCACTGCTGCCACTCGCCGCGCTTCCTCTAGCCACCCCGCCGGTATTGCCTTGTCCCAATGCTGGTTTCGGAATTGCACTCCGTAGGGCGGATCGGTCAGAACGAGGTCCACGCTGCCGGCATCCATCGAAGCGAGCACCTCCCGACAATCCCCGTGGTAAATCGTGATGCCGCCGTGCTCATAGTAGGGCCTCACTGCGCCCCGGCCCCGGGCGCCAACAGTCCCGCCTCCAGCCGCGCCTGAATGGCGAGCGCCGTCTGAAGCGTCGTTTTCAGCTCGGCCAGGTCGGCGGCCGGGTCATATCCAGGCTCGGGTTCCGGCGGCTCCGGCTCCGGTGGTACCGGCTCCTCCGGCGACCAGCCATCCCGCGGTTCGAACGTGTTCCCGCGCGACCCTTCCTCCTCGGCGGCCTCGGTGCCGCGCGGC